CCTGCAACGCTGCCGCATTGGCGGCGATGAGATCGTGCACTGAGCCGGCGACCAGAATCCCCGAGTCGGTGATCGAGGTCGATACGTTGCCCCACAGCCCACGCAACGCGCCGAGCAATCCGCCCGGATCCAGCTTGACGATCAGGTTGTCGAGCTTCCCGATCACCCCGCCGAAATCGACGCCGAGTCCGAGCAGCGGCTCGGCGGTGTTCTTCACTTTGCCGGTGGTTACATCGAAGCCGCTGCCAGTCGTAAGGCCGGTCGATTGATAGATCGCCGAAGCCAGGCTTGCCATCGAGTTCTGAATCGCCAGCAGCGCTTCGAGCATCTGATGCGTATAGGTCAGCCCCGTCTTGTCAGTGGCCTGGATATCTTTGATCGCATCGAGCAGGGATTTGCTTTGCGCCGCGGAATCACCGAGCACAGTGCCGGTGCCTTGCGTTTTCTGAATGTCGGCGGCGCTCTGGCCGCTGCCGCCGCCGGAATTGAAGCCCCCGCCGACAGCGAAGCCGAGCGCCGCAACGGCTGCGGCCATTGCCGCCATGCGCGCCCACGCGGTGTAGGGATCGCCTTTGCCCTGATTCAGCACCACGAGAGGGCCCAATCCAGCGCCAGCCGCTAGATTCGCTTCCGCCTCGGCCGCGGCCCCGGATACTGCGCTCGCCGCGACCAGTGCATTGCCGATCATCTCCTTCAACTGCATCGCAAACTTCCAGGCGTACATCACCTCTTCGATGCCGTGGAGCGTCTTGTAGGCGTCGCTTTGCTTATCGAAGTACGAGGCCGCGGCGCCGGCCATGTCGCCATACATCGTCAGCGTGTTCTGCAGGGTGTCGTTCTCGTATTTCGTCTCGATCCGCGCCTGTTCAGCCACCGATGACGCGGCCGACGCGAGGTTTTCCTTGCGCTTCTTGTCCAGGTCTAGCTGGTTGGCCGTCGCGTTGGCATACGCCTTGAACATGCCGCCGGCCGCCGTGCCGGCTGCGCCGAACGCTTTCGTTAGCGAGTCTTGAATGTCCGTGCCAGCCTTGCGCCAGAGATTCGCTGAATCGTCGGCGAGGGACTTCATGTAGGTCTTGAAGCTCCGGTCGGCGGTGACCGATGCCAGCGCCTTCTTGAAGCCTTCGGTTCCTTTGACCAGCCGTTCCATCTGTTCGGCGGCCTCGCGCGTGAGTTCGCCGGTGTCGTCAACGGGGAGCGCGGCGATTGCCTGGATCAGCGCGAGATCTGCGCGGCGCGCGGCAGTGAGTTGCTCCGTCTCCGCGGCCGTCTTGCCGATCAGCGTCACTTCGAACTGCGCTTGAGCGATCTCGGACTGTTGCGAGGCGAGCAGCCCCTGCGCAACGTCGAGCGCCTGCTGCTTCACGCGTGCCAGCGTGTCTATGTATGTCGACCAGATCTTGATCAGCTCCAACGCCGCGGCGCGCTCGGCAGCTGATTGCTGCTGGCTCAGCAGCGAACGGGCGGTGACGGACGACTTGACAGCCTTGGTCAACGCGGCGTCTGCCTCCACAAGTTTCCCGTACAACTTCAACCGCTCGGAGCCAGTAATGTCCGCGGTATCGAGCGCCTTCAATTCCGCCTTGTTCTTCTCGATCGCCTTGACCTCGGCATCCAGCGCGACATCGATCGCGTCCATGCGCGCGTGGTAATACTCGGCATCAGAAATGAGCCCGGCCTTGTGATAGGCATCGGTCAACTGCTGCTCGTCGGCTAGCGCATCGCGGATGCCCTGTAGGTTGAGACGATTGAGGGTCTGCTGCAATTCGAGCAGCGCCTTCATCTTCTCCGGGTCGGGCGCGTCGCCGAGCGGATTGTTCGGTATGGCCGGGGGTTTTTCCAGCTCCTTGTCCAGCATTTTTTTGTAGTTGAGCGCGGTCAGCAACTGCGCATTCAACTCGTCCATCTGCGCTTTGATTTTCCCGGAGCCGAACAGATTCGGTGCCCCGGCTTCATCTTCCATCTTCGACGCCTTCAGCCACGACGATTGCAGATCGCTCAGCCGGCCGGTCAGTTCGTAAACGTCCTTGCTCGCCTTCTGCAGGTCGTTCCCGGTCAACGCAACACGGATGCCGGCCGCGATGATTCCCCAGAACGAATCCCCTTCCTTCTTGGCCTCGAGCATTGCCTTCGTGACGTTGTTCAGTTGCGGCAAGAGCTCGTTCGCGAGCGATACCGCGAGCGCGCCGGATCCAGTCTTGAGTTTCGTGAGGTTGACCTCGAATTCCTTCGCTGCGTCGGCCTGTTCCTTCGTGACCTTCGTGACCAGCGGCCCGTTCTCGGCCAATCGGCGCATGAATTCAAGCGCGACGGAGCCACCCTTACCGAGCAGTTGCATGGCGAGGCCCGCCTGCTCCCCGCCGACGCCCGTTTCGACCAGACGCTTCGCGAATTCAGGAAGGAACGAGTCCATATCCCGGAGGCCTTCCTTCACCTGCACCTGCGTGTATCCGAGTTGCGCAAAGCCCGCGGCCATCTTGCCGGTGCCGCTCTGGGCGAACGACAGCATGTTCTTTTCGAGCTTGTTGACCATGCCGCCGACGGTCTCGAGATCGGTGCCGGCCTGCTTTGCGACACCTTTCAGCGCGGAGAGCATCTCGACGGAGAGCCCGGTTTGCACGTTGAGGTCGTGCAGCATCGCCATGGACTTGATGCCGCCCTCGATAAAGGCGATGAAGCTGGCCGCCGACAGGCCGACACCGATCGCGCCGAGCGCTTTCGTGGCGAGCGATGCGGCGGCCTCGATGTTCGAAGTGGCCTTGGTGACAATGCCGACGGCCTTCCCCATGTCGTCAGCAATGCGCGCCACGTTGCTGAACATCAGGATTTCAAGAGCACCCGCCGGAGTTGCCACGTTTTCGCTTCCCGATCAACTCCCCGCCGCCGAAGCGGCGGGAGGTTCGTCATTGCTCGAATTGTCAAAATTCCGGATCGACAACTGCAGGGCTGTCTTTTCCGGCTTCACGTACGGCGTTATCCACGGCGGCTTGCAGTCGCGCTGCGTCGCCTTATTGCTCTGGTCCAGATACATCGCCGACAGGTTGCGCAGCGTCCGGCATTCCCACGCGGTGAAGCGCACGCCGGTGTTCCACTGATACCAGCCGATGTCCGCCTGCCCGATCGGCCCGGCGGCACCGCTCGTTACCGGACCGATTTCGAACAGCGCGTGCAGGAGGTGCTCCATGCCCACAAGCGGCGGCATGTCGGGCGTGTAGTCTTCTGGATTGCGCCCTTCGATTTCGTCCGCCCAGTCCTCGCGCCGTACCTTCAATCGCGAGCTGGGCGGCAGATCGGACTTGTCGCCCTTTGCCTTCTGGACCGTTGCGTTCAGGTAGGCGCTGTGCCGGACGTAGAGTCCAAGGGCATCGGCGCAACGGTCGGAAAATTTCGGAGCTCCTCCGATGCCGCGAGGATCTGCTCCTTGATGCCGGGATTGATGGTGCAGAGCTTGATCGCCCGCTCCGGCGAGTATTCCTCTTTGATGCCGCGCCAGCCGACGACACGGACCGCCACGAGTTCGGTGCTGTAATCGATGTCCTCCTTGATCGGGCGGACGTGAACCTGCTTGCCGCGCGGGTCGCGCTTTTCGGCCATCGCTTCAGCGACGCGCCGCTCGTCCACCGTTTTCTGAATCAGGTTCAGCACGCGCTGCGCGTGGGCGCCGACGACGGAGAGGAACAGCCCGGTTCCCTTGCCGTCGATTTCGTTGGTCACTTCGAATTCGTAAGGCTTTTCGCACGCCTTACCTTGGTCCAGATCGTCAAGCGAATACATGGATGGTTCCTTTTAGCTGGGAGTGAATGCCGGTGCCCAGTCCGCCCGCCCCAGCTAAGAGGCGAAGCGAACCGGGTCCGTGCACGTTGCTGGTCTGACGACCAGGGGATCAGGTCGCGGCGACGCTCACCGGGTACTTGCAGAACTGCAAGTTCGCCGTGCGCTCGAAGAAGCCGGCTTCAGCTGCGGCCGAGGCGCGCCACGAGCAGACCAGCACGTCGAAGTACGCCTTTTCGCCGTCCGGGAAGACCGCCTTGACCGAGTAATGATTCGGCGATGCTTCGGCGGCCTTCAGGATCACTTGTCCCGCATCGGCCGGCAGATCACCGAGCACCATCGGCCCGCCGCCGTAATTCGGCGCGCCCTTGGCCTTTTCGACCGGGCCGGCAATCGGGCGCCATTCCGCAACGGAACGATCGCTGCCGAACTCGGGAAACGTCTTGACCTTGCCGATGAGCGTCCACACGACGGCGGTCGCCTCGTAGCCGGCCTGGTTGTACGTGGCCGGCAGGTTGGGGCTGACGTAGTACAGGGTGTCGGTGAATTGTTCAACAGCGGTGTGGGCCGCCTGCTGTTGCTGGCACACCTGCGGGACCATTTCTTCGCCCGCGCCGATATACAGCGCCTGCCGTTGTTTTTGCTGCTCGCGCAGCGCGTCTTGCACCGCCGAAACCAGCGGCCGTTCGAGATTGCTTTTCATGATGGTGATTCCTTCGACGGTGAAACGGGAAAAGGGCCGCTGACTGCGCGGCCCGGTGTGCTACTCCTGCAAATGAAAAACCGGCCTGACTGCGGCCGGTGGGAAATGGGATTGCTACAGGGTCAGGCGCCTACCCACCTGACGATAAAGTCGCGCGAGCGCGAATACATATTCGTCGCATCGTCGTACAGGTCAGGCCCCTCGCCTTCGGGCGTGATGTTCTGCACGCTGACGCCGTTGATCGTCCCGCGCGAGCTCGGCACGGCGGCGAGCACCAGCCACGCCATCGCCGCGACGCCCGGATATCCCGTGCCTGGCTTCGTCGCAAATGGCCCGTTGAATATCCACGACACCTGCACGCGATCAGTGTGCAACTTGTTCGCCTCGTTCGTGCGGATGTAGTTCAACGGGATGCTGTCGATCTGCGTGACGACGATCAGCGGGCGTAACGTGGCCAGCGGCGCGTCGCCGCTGATGATGCGCGCGGCCGGAACGACGGCAGTAATCGCCGCCGAGTTGGCCAGCAGGTATCGGACAACGGCGACGCCGGACATGGGCTACTCGTCCCCCTCGACCATCACGTGTGCGGTATCCAGCCCGTGCTTCGTTTCGAGCCGATTCTTGATGTACTCGCCGACCGCGACCACCGCGACGCCGGCGGTAGCGTCCAAAGCTGGTCGCATGAACGGCTTTGCCCGCGCGCCTGGATGTCGTACGTCCTTTCGGAACACGTTCAGGAACGACAGCATGCCGCCGAACTTCGCCATGATGTTGTGCGCAGCTGTACCGAACTCGACTAGGTGCGCGATGCTGCGATGCTTGCCCGTTGCCTTCAGCGTCGCCGTGACCAGGCCGCCGCGCGCCTCGGTGCCGACCTTCAAGCCCTTCGCCAGTTCGCTGGAGACGTTGTGAATGTTCCGCTGCGCGACCGGCTTTACCATGTTCATCCCCGCGCGCAAGCCCCCACGAAGGACGTTTTTCTCCAAGCGAACAGGCAGCGTCTGCAAGAACTCGTTGAGTTCCTTCAGCCCGATGACATGTACGTCAGCCATTAACCCGTCCCTCGCAGACGCCGCAAGAACCGCGCGAAGAATCCCGGCACCGGCCGCAGCACCGCGATGTCCTGCCCGCCGTCGAGAATCACGCTCTCGTGGTGCGGGAATACCTCTTCGAGCATGGCGACCACCCGCTCGCGCTGCGCTGACCGGAGCACCTGCGGACAACGGAACAGGATCACGTCGCCCGGCTGCGCGCTGACGACCTCCGACGAGTCGAAGGCCGACGGAGGCGACTCAGCGTGCACCGCTCGACTCCTCCTCGATCATCGGGTCGGCCGGCTCGGGTTCCATGCCATCCGAAACAATCGGCGCGGCCACGCGCTCGACCTCGATGCCCTTCGCGCGCACTTCAGCGATCAGCGCCTCAAGGCCCGCCGTCAAGCCGGGATACCTTTGCGGCTCGACGAGCTCCGGGTCGAAGCCGAGCAGCAGGATCCGCGCGGGGTTGGTAGCGACCGTGATGCGGATCGCCATCAGGCCCGAGTTGCGCAACTGGATCGTATGATGCGGCCCCAGGATGATTGTTTCGTCCTCGATGCGCGCGAACTGTGCGTCGACGGCACCCTCCTGTCCGCAGACTGTCTGCCCGGCGAACTTCAGTGCTCCGGGATTGCGCGCCCACCATGACAAGTCGTGCGCGAACAGAATGTCCGCGTCCGGGGCGAGTCGATAAGCGTCGTTGACCACGACACGGCGATGCCCGCGCACGCTGTCGGCGGCGTCCTGCGTAGCGCTAGGGCCGCTCGCCATTACGACGACGGTTTCCGCTGACCAGTCGGGCGCTTGGAATGGAGTCATTGTGTCCTCACGAGATTCGTTCACACATCACTTCGATGAAAGTGCGGCGCCCGCCGATTTCCGCGGGACCGCCGATCACTTGCAGCACGGTCGGCGGGTTAACGTCCAGCAACGTCACGCGCGCGGCCGATGTGATCCCCGAGCGCCAGCGCCGCCGCACGCGGACTTGATTCTTTGCCACCGTGGCACCCATCGTCACGCTCTCGGCCCGGCTCGGCAGGGCGTCCTGCACCTGCGCGTAAACGGTATCGAGCACCGTCCACGTTAGGGTGGGCGAGCCGTACACCAAATCCGGCGTCTCGACGGGAATCTCCCACCGCGTGCGACGATCCAGTTCTCCCGTCCTGACCGTGCCTGCCGTTCTCATACGCCCAGGCTCCGATATTTCCCGAGCAGGTAGCAGACACCCTGCGGCAGCTCGGCCAGCGTGTCGACGTCGACCGCGTCACGATTGGCGAACCAGTGCGCGATGAGCAGGTGCATCGCCTGTCGGATCGGCTCCGGTACGGTCTGCGGCGGCGAATCGGCCACCGGGTAGCCCGCGGTGTAGCGCACACGCACGGAGTCGAGATCGTTGCGCGCCGTTGGCCAAGAGGCCCCGTAGGCGGGCCAGAGCACGGCCGTGGTGTCGTAGGTGCTGAACCGGTACTGGTCGGCCGCCAGCACAGTGTCGACGCCGGCCGTGCTGACGTAGTTCACGGAAACGATCGAGCGCACCGGACCCCACGGCAATTCGATTCCCGAAATCGACCGCAACGAACAATCCGCGAAGGTAGGAACCGCAATCTCCAGCGTCTTCGCCACCAGCGACATCTCAAGCTCTTCCTCGCACGCCCTCCGCGCGGTGGTGATCAGGCTCAGCACGCGCGGGCCTTGGACATACCCGGGCGGAGAATTGCCGTCGTCTGGCTGCAGGCCGAGGTTGAGTACCACCTCCGCCAGCAGGATCGGCTCGGTCGCGCTCTCGCTGATCACTTTCGGCGTCATGCCCACTTCCTCATGAAGATTTCTCGGTTGCGCACATAGCCCGCCTTCGGCCAGGCGGTATGCGCGCCCTGCCGTACGTGCTCAACCACCAGGTCATCCCGGATCCGGAACTTCGCCCCGGCGCGGTTCAGGCGCAGGACGAAATCCGGATCGTCATAACCGGCGCCGTCCCGATATTCCTCGTCGAAGCCGCCGGCCGCATCCCACAGTGAGCGGTGCAGCATCGCCATGAAGTGATAATCGGCACCCGGCGGAAGCATCGAGCCGACGTCGCCGTTGTCGCTTCGCCTGTACGACGAATGGCAATGCCACACTCCCTTCTCGGCGTACCAGACCGCGGCGAGAACGTACTTTTTTTCGTCGTTGCCGAGTTCTTGACGCATCTGCCCGAGAACTGGTCTCACATGAGACAGATCGGGCCCCGAGAGGGCGATCACCTCGCCGCGCGCCGCCGCGACGCCGCGATTGATTGGCACGCACGGGTTGAGCGGCTCGCTCTTGACCGGCAGGCGCACCACGCGCACCGGAAACGGCATCGCCGGTGCGCGGTACGACTCCATGTTGCCGTCGTCGACAACGATCAACTCCAAGTCCAGGCCGGCGTAGTGCTGCGCCATTAGCTCGCACGAACGATCGGCTACAGCCTGCCGCTGCCAGAAAGGCCAGACGAGTGAGATCACACGAAGCCCACGTGCGCCGGCGCCGGGTCCAGCAGATAGTTGATATTCTTGTTCGTCGAATTGAACTGACAGTCATGGCAGCCGCGGGCGTCGAATCCGAATTGCCGCTTCGTGGACAGCCACTCCGAAAACCGCATGTTCCGCAGGTCTCCGACCCGACCCTTGTCTGTATAGGCATTGGTGCAGCAGGTATAGACCTTGAGATCGCCGCCGATATAGGTGACGAACTGCTGCTCTCCGCAAAATGCGTAGTCCGGCGCGTGCTGCTCAAGGTCCGCAATGCGGTTGCCGAAATAATCGACGACCTTGAAAGCAGCCGTTTCGCGGGTCTTCGCCGCCTCGCGCTGTTGCGCGATGCTGTCCAGGATTCCGTCGTAATACTTCGCGCCCTCTGCGGAGAACATGGCCGACAGACGCACATACGCGATGCGTTTGTCCCGTGCCAGCTCGCAGGCTTCGACGATCTCCTCGTGGTTGTCGCGGGTGATCACAAACCCCATACCCACCAGCGGCCCGTTGAGGCCGCCGGCATATTCCAGCGCCTTCATCGCCTGCGGCCACGCGCTTGACTCCCGCACGCGCTGGTACGTCTCGGCGCGACCGGCATCGATGCTGATTCGCAGCCACGTGAGGCGCTCGACTACCGGGTCTGGCTTCAACCGCACGCCGTTTGTGACGAGCCCCGTCTGCATCCCCAGCGACTGCGCATGCCCGATGATTCGCACCCACTCCGGATGGACTGTCGGTTCGCCGCCGCCGGTGAACTCGATCGCTTCGACGCCGGCCGCGGCGCAGTCGTCGAGAATTTCCAGGGCCTTTGCCGTATCGATGCGCCGGTTCGGATTCTTGTTGCCCTGGGAGTCGGCGAAATTCTGCGTCGAGAAGCCGCCGTCCATCCGGTACGCGCAGAAGTGGCAATTCTGATTGCACAGATCGGACAGGATCAACTGCACGTGCGTCGGCACGATGTCTTTGCCGGCGCGCAGGTCGACGATCCGAGCGATGTGCCAGGCAGCCTTCAGCCCTGAGAATTCGTTCATTTTTTCCTATCCCATATCGCGAAGAACGCGCCGAACTTGAAGCCCCGCTCACGGGTGTGGAAATCCTCGTCTACGAAACATCGCCAACCGGGAAAATCATCCGGCGTCCACCCCGAGCGATGCGCTTGCCAGTGCTGCCCCTGGTATCCCCACGGGTCAACGTGCACCCCACCGTCCTGCGCCAGGAATCCGAGCGGAGTAAAGATCACCACCTGGCCGCGCGCGATGCGCACCATTTCCGCCACCGCAGCCAGCCCGTCCTCGCGCGTCAGGTGCTCGATCACGTCTATGGCGACGACAGAGTCGATCGCCATGTCGAAGCCGACCAGACCGGCCGGAACGGCGGCGCAAATGGTCTCGAAGCCGTTGGCGCGCAGCACGTCGCAATACTCGTCATGCGCCTCCATGCACACATGACGGTCGCACTCGACGAAGCGCTGCGGACGGACTCCGGCGCCCACGTCGAGCAGGACGCCGGCTCGCTTGATGAACGGTTTCGCCTTCACGTACAGCGGCACGCCGTCTGCGTTGTACGTCAGCAGCGCGCTCAAGCCGCAACCCTATCCGGCAGGGCGTATTCGCCGACGGGATTGTGGTACGTCGTGCGCCGCAGTTCCTCGCGCCATTCCTGCGCGAACTCGCAATCCGCGAATCTGGCGAAGCATGGTGTGCCAAGCGTGAAGTGGACCAGTTTCGCTCGCGGGTTCGGCGCGTACTCTCCGACCAGGTGATTCCACTCCGGGTCGAGCGCCCCAATTGCCGAATCGTCGGTCCACTTGAACTGGTGCAAGTCGAGGCCGCTCGCAGTGTTCACGTATTCGGGTGTTAGCGCCTGACAGCGCGCGCAATCGAACACCATCACGCTGGACCAGTTCTTCCGGTCGTAGCGGCTTTGCGGCTGACCCAGAAACTTCAGCCCCGCCCCGGGCGTGTAGTCGTGCTGGACAACGGACAGCGCGCGCCCCGGCACGGCATGCGCGAACAGACCGGCTATATCGGCACGGCACAGCATGTCGCAGTCCATGAACGCGGCCACGCCTTCGTAGGCGCACAGCCACGGCACCAGGAACCGGCTGAACGAAAATTCCGTGCTTTGCCTCGGATCGCGCGGTCGCGTCATTGGCAATTGCGACAGCATGATCGGCGTGATACTCACCGGCACGCTGGCGTGGCGCATGATCGATTGCATGAGCACGTGTAGCGCGACCGTTTCGTTGGGATCGTAGCCGATCATTACGCGGAGCACGCCTTACACCCACACCTGCTTGACCCAACCGCCCGCCTGCGCCGGCCGCGGCGGCCCGCCGAAACAGACCACCGAGCAACCGGGCGGTACCGACCCCTGGCAACTGTCGTACTTGTACGACAGGAAGAATCCGGGCAGCGCGTGGTGCAGTTTCGGGATATCGTCGAAGCAATCGCTGATGAACGCCTGGTCGCCCATGTAGCGATCCTTTGCGTTCTTGATGTGGTAGTCGATCCAGTATTGCGGCTTCTCGACGAAACGCTCGAACACATGCGGCTGCGGCTTCGTGAACCACATCGCGCCCGAGTTTCCGATCTTCAGGTCCTTCGCGCGAATGTTGAGCATCGCGAATTCGTACGGGATCGTCGCCACCGGATCGAGCGGGCCAGTGATGATCGTGTCGAGGTCCAGAAACAAAGTCGGGCCGGTTATCACGCCCGGTTCGAACATCGCCAGCTTCGACCACCAGCCCGGCCAGTCATACTTGAGCGGGATCCGCTCGCAAGGCACATCAACATCCGAGATGCACACGAACCGATGCGGCAGGGTCAGGTGTCTGGCAACACCATCGCGCAGGATTCGCACGTAATTCGCGTCGTAATCGCCGCCCGACTTCAGTACGCAGAGCACCGTTAGGCTATTCATCGATGCGAGTTCCTGTAGGGCTTCGCCGCTCGCGATTTCGTCGAGCGTCCACTGGGCGGAGGCCAATTTGTAGAAGGCCGGCAGTCGGTCCGGCATCGGTGGCGATTCAATGTCTTCGAGGCGGTGACCCGCTGCAGCGGCGCAAATCCAGTGCGGCGCCGTGCAAATCACGGGCACGCCATTGATGAGCGACTTGAGCCCGGCCGCCGATGCCCAGATCACCGTCGCCCAAGCCCCTTCGAGATCGCGTTCCAGGCTCGCCGCGTGCTGCTCCGCCTTCGGCTTCCAGTTGCCCGGGTGCGCCCGCACGCGAATCTCTCGCTTCGTCAACTTGCGCAACGCCGCGACGGTTTTCTCCGTCCAGTCGGCCGGCATCGGATTCAACCCCAGCCCGCGGCTCGGACATACGAGAATGTGCCCGCCGTCTTTCCGCCATGGCTTCAGATCTATCGCCAGCCGCTCCCAGCGTTCTTGGCTGCCCGCAGGCGACTGCCCCGCTCCGTTGTGCCCGCCCACGGCCAGCGCGACGTAGGGGCCACCAGGCCCGTCCAGATAGCCGTTCTCGGCAACGAGCGGCACGCCGTCGACGGGCTGCTTGTACGTATTCCAGATCACCATCGCCGTGGAGCCGGACGCGGGGAGCCCCGCGCAGAAAGCCGCATGCTCGCGCGGCAAAAGGTCGGGCGGAATCAATAGTTCGGCCGTCTCCCTCCTGACTGGTCGCGGAATCTGTTGCAACGCAATTTCAATCGGCAACTGCTCGAAGCACCGCAGCGCCGTGCGTCGCGTCGCGTTGATCACCTCCACGCCGTGCGATCGCAGGTCAATGCCCAGCTGCACCATCCGCTGCGCCCACTCCCGCAGGTTCTCTGACGGACAATTCGGAAGCCCGTCGCCATGGTCGCCGTGGTGATGGCTTTCACCCTTCGCCCCCCGCTGCATGTCGTAGCCGAGGAGGATGATCCGCGCCGCGCCCCACATGAAGGCAAGGCCGATCGCCTGATATCCACAATTACCGCCGGTGTGAATTCTCCCGGGCCGAATCGACAGCCCGACATCGTCGACCGCCTCAACATGGTTGACGCCGTCGACCTCGCAACAGGACCAGCGCTCGCCCCCGAACGCTTGCTCGACTTCCCCGCCATACACCCGCCACCAACGCAGGTCTGGCGCATACAGCACGTCTGCCCACGGCGCGCTACGAAACGTCGTGTTGGCGACGATTACGCGGCGCGTCTCGGGGTTTTGCTGCCTCCAGGCTTTGACGTACCCGACGTCGGCGGCGCTGAGACTGGGGCCGGATGCAATGCAGACGACGGTTGCCCCTGCCCATCGTCCGCGGCTTTTCCCTCAATGATCGGCGCCCGCGTCGCCGCCGGTGCAATCCTGATTCGCACCAGGCCGGCGCGCTCGAGATCGCCGGCAATGCCGCTGTCGAGCAACTCGCCGCTCCGATGGCGGCAGACGCGACCTTCGGTGGCGTGGATATCGCCATGGACGAAGTCGCTCAACGCGACCGCTTCACATTTCATGCGCAAGGCTCCTTGATGTTAAAAAAAGGGCCCGACGCATCGGGCCCTTTTTCGACTGCTGGCGCTATCAGCTGGCCGGGAGGTTCGTGTTCTTGACGAACGCGGCCGGCCGATAAACGGCCAGCGCCAGACGTTCTTCCGCCCGGATCGTGACGAGGTTCCGGACGAAGTCGTCCGAGTTCTCGGTGCTGATGACCACATTTGCGTCCTCACGGTCGAAGATCTGCGCGCCGAGCCTGAACGCGCCAACGAGCGCCGTGTCGACGGTCATCGCTTGCGTACCGACCACCGGGCGGCCCCAGAGTTGGGGTGTTGCCAGCGATTGTGGGTTGGCGAAGATGTAGCCACGATTGGCGTCCTTCGTCAGCTCGATCTTCGCCCAGTCGGCCGGGTGCAGCACGATGCCCGTAGACGGATACTCGGCGAGTTCGGCTTGCAGCAGCATCAGGCGGATCGTATCGATCATCGTGACCGATCCGTTGAGCGCGATCGGCGCCGCAAACGCCGTGGCTTGCGTGTAGATTCCGTTCAGGTTGTTGCCGACACCGGAACCCTTGAGCAGCTGCGTTTCTTCGACGTAGGCCAAGCCGTACCGGAGGCGCTGGTCGATCATCGACTGCAACTGCTTGAAGTCGTCCAGGATTTGCTTCGAGGCCTTGATCCAGTGCGCCACGGTCACTACCGCCGATTGCGTCAGCGCGTAGACGATCGTCGATTCGGGCTTCAGATCACCCTCGGAAACTGTCGCCGCGTTGTTAGTGAAGCCGGTTTCCTTGACGTATTGAATCGCGTTGGATCCGGTGGTGCCCGGCGTGAGCAAGTCGCGCACGGTCAGGCGGCGTTGCGGCAATCCGACGATGCCCGGCTGGACGTCCGGCGGGACGCCGACCGTCGTCGTGTTCGTCGTCGCGATGCTGGTCAGGGCCGCGCGCGGAAGCGGACAGACAAAGCCGGATTGCGTCGACTTCATGCCGCCACCATCGATCCACGCCTTGAACTCGGGCGATGACGTGAGTTGCACGCCAGCCGTTTGTATTTGCGCGCGCTCTTCCTGACCCCGGCGCGCCGTCTTCTGCTCGACCTCCAGCAGGCGAGCCTGGAGTTCACCCTGCTTGACGAGCATCTCGTCGACCTTCGGCTTCAGTTCGGCCGACATGTCTCCGGTTTTTTTCGCCTCGGCAAAGGCGCGCTCGCCGGCCTCCTTGACGCTGTCGCCGATCTTCTTCAGTTCGGCCTTGACGTCTTCGATCGTGAAATCTTTTGCTGCACTCATGTTAGACACTCCAAATAAAAAGCCGCCTCGATGGGCGGCCAGGCACTGCGCTTGGGAGAGGTTGCCGCGTTACGCGGCCACCGAAAACGACTTCATTGCTTCCATCAACTCACCATTCACGGCAGCGCAAGGCGTGTCGTCTTCGGCAGCGCGGGGCGTACCTGAACCGGGAGCGCCACGCATCCCGGATTTATATTCGTTGAGAAGCGATCGCCGCTCACTTCGCGGCATGCCGGCCTTCGCCAGCGCCATGTCGACCAGATACGGCGCTGCACGCTCGCCGGCCTTCGCAGACTTGTTCTCTTTCACCTGATCCGAAGACAGCAGCGAGTCGGCCCAGCCTTCGTCGACCGCGGCGCTGCCGTTGATCCATGTCTCGGCGTCCATCTTCTTCTGCACCGCCTTCGGGTCGAGCCCGGTGCGCGCAGTGTAGATGTCGGCCATTGCCAGGTCGAAAGGCTCGAGGGTGTCGGCAACGTCACGCAGATCGTTGCGGTTGCCGAGTGCGACGACCCACGTGTTGTGGATCATGAAGAATCCGGCCCGAGCGATCTGGATGTCGTCGCCGGCCATCGCGATGATCGAGGCGGCCGAGGCGGCGAGCCCGAGCACCTTGATCTGTACGTTGCCCTTGTGCTCGCGCAGCAGGCTGTAAATCGCGAGGCCTTCGAACAAGTCGCCGCCCGGCGAGTTGATGTTGACGATCACGGCGTTTTCTGCGCCGATCGAGCGCAGGGCTGCGGAGATCCGCTTCGCCGTAACGCCCTCGCCGGTCCAGAAATCGAAGCCGATCGGCTCGAAGATAGAGATCGTGCTCGCCTCGTCGGTCGCTGCGGCAGCCATCAGGTTCGGCGTCCAGCGCTCGAGCGCCTGCGGCGAGATGTCCCATTGCAGACCACTCGGACGCTCGAACTGACGGGCTTGCGGCATGGATGATTTACGCATCACGACTCCTTCGCCGGCAATCCGGCAGAAACAGGTTCAATTCCGAGCCAAGCCAGCATCGCGTCCCGCGCGCCGGTACCGGCCGCCGGCGCGGCGCCAAGTTGGTCAAGCGGCACGAGATTCGATTGCACGGTCAGCACGTCCCCACCGGCCATTGGCGGGTCGTTCTCGAGCCGGCGGATCTCGTTGCGCGTCTTCCAGCCGTTCTGGCCGGCCGACGCGTAGAACGACGCGCGCGCCGCCGAATCACCGCGCAACAGGCCTTCCATGTTGAATTCCGCGAATAGCGACAGTCGCTCGACCGGGGTCAACAGGTTCTTGCGAACGGCCTGCTCGATTCGCACACACCACTTACGCAGCGCGAATATCAGGAACCAGAGCATCTTCTGCTCGAGGCCGGTGCCCCAATTCGAATCCTTGCCGCCGTGCCCTACCATTGCCGGATCCAGCCCGAACCAGCGGCAGATTTCCTCGACGTTGAACGAACGGCTCGCGAGCAACTCTGCGGTCACCGGATCGAAGCCCAGCTTCTGGAAGCCGGCGCCCTTCTCGAGCACCATGACACCGCCGTCGGCCGAAACTTGCTTGACGTGCTGCCTAATTTCCTCGCGCTGGTCCTTTTTTAGCAGCATGTCCATCGTAACCAGACCCGGCGAGCGCAAGGCGCCCTGGAACGTCTCCGCGCTGGCCCGGTCGGTCTCGATCGAGGTGCTGAACACGTTGGCACCGTACGCGACCGGCGACAGTCCGAGGAGGCCGTCGGTTGAGAACGCCGGGATATGCATCAACCGGCTTTCGTCGATCACGCGCTCGGCGCCGGAAGAGTCGCGATATCGGTACTCGTACGCGCCGCCATTCAGCCGGCGGATCGTGACGCGCGCAGGCAGCAGGAACTGCAGCGCAATGACGGTGTTGCCACTGCGCACCACCTCGATATACGCATTCCCCCAGAGCAACATTGACGCGGTGACCACTTCCCAGAACACGACCGCCGTCATATCCGCGTTCGGCTGGTTGTGCAGGATTTCGTACAACTGATGCGTCGTTGCCGGGCTGCGCGAGCCGTCTGCGTTTCGCCGGTAGAAACCCAACGGCAACGTGGCCAGCGTCTCCGCGATCAGGCGTACGCACGCCCACACCGTCGACAGCTGCAGGGCCTGGTCGACCGTGACCTGCTTCCCGGTGA